GGAGTTCAAGATGCTCTTGATTGGACAAACGGATTAAAAGATACTAGAACTGCTGCCGTTAATAATTCTTATGGTGCTGTATACTGGCCCCATGTAAAGGTTTATAGTGTTTTCGATGGTAAGGATCGTTGGTATGACCCAGCTATTTTTGCTGTTAGACAAATGGTGTATACTGATGCTGTATCAGATCCTTGGTTTGCTCCTGCTGGTTTTGTTAGGGGTCGCCTAACTAAGCCTTCTGATGTGGAAGTAAGATTAAACCAGGGTGATCGGGATGCATTATATGGTAACGGTAATGTTGTAAACCCCATTGTAAATTTCCCCAAGCAAGGAATTACTGTCTTTGGACAAAGAACAACTCAACGCGCACCTACGGCATTAGATAGAGTAAATGTTCGTCGCTTGTTGATTGTTCTAAAGAAGACACTTCTTGCTTCTACTAGAACTTTTGTTTTCGAGCCCAATGATCCTATCACTTGGGAGAAGATAGAAAATCTTGTTAACCCTCTTCTAGATGATATTGCTAGAAGAAGAGGTATTGTTGCATTCAAAGTTGTGTGTGACGAAACAACAAATACACCCCTAAGAGTTGATAGAAATGAACTCTGGTGTAAGGTTCTTATTAAACCCACAAAGGCGGCAGAAATGATTGTCTTTGAACTTAATGTCACCAATCAAGCTGCTAAACTAGGAGGCTAATAAATGTCAATTAATGGTTATTATGCAAAATCAAATCCCGAACTAAGACGGGAGATCGAAGATAATGGTGGGCTACCTGTAATCTCACAAAACTTAGATGCTGTTAGGGCTTATCAATGGGAAATCCACTTCCATCCTCCTAGTCAGGGTATTTTAACTCCAGGTACTTTTTCTAAACCTTTAACTTTGGCTGCTAAACAAGTTAGCCAGATTGGTTTTACAGTAGATGATATTGAAGTTCATCGTGTAAATGATAAAGTATTTTATCCTGGAAAATCTAGTCCTGATGAGTTGGTAGTTACTTTCGATAATCTACGAGATGAAAGAACAAGTTTCCAACTTTATAAGTGGATGCAATCTATTTATAATCCAAGGACTGGGGAGTTTACTAGCAAGTTTAATACTTCCCCCTCCAACTTTAAAACTAATATGGACATTGTTCAGCTTGGGGCTGATATGGAGCCTATTAGTGTTACTAAAGTTTATGGTAGTTATCCCAAGACTTGGAAATTAGCAGAATTCAATTATTCTACTAACGAGTTCCATACAATTGAGGCAACCTTCCGGTTTGACTTTTTGGCTCAAAACGAGAACGACTAGAAAACTATGAAAATGTAGTTAAGCTTAATCCTTAGTTGGATTAAGCTTAACTATTATATAAATAATGGCAAATTACTTTGAAGAGCTTTTAGATAGTTATAGTAGGCTGAAAAAGAGGCAGCTTAGAATTAATCTAACCAGAGTAGATGAACAAGAAGTTGATAGAGCAGCCGCAGAGCAACAATTATTAGCTGCGTTAGAGAAAGCTAAAGCGGGGCAAGGCACTCCCTATATGCCTTTTAATACACCAAACTTTACTTTTCAGGTAACTAAGAGTGGTAAAAATCCTGGGGGTGTTGGGGTTTACTATGAAGGGTTAGGATCTCATCCTAGAAGACCTGTTATGAGCCCTCAAGGTCAGAAGGTTTGTGATGATACTCTCTGGGAAAAACTAATTAAAGCTTTTATGGATGGTGGCCCAGAAAAAGGTTCTATGGCTACTAAAGATGATACTAAAGACAAACAACCTGGGGAAGAAATTGATCCAGACCCTGACGCTTTAAAAAGGAATGAATTAGAAAACATTGATGAAGAAATCCCTACTCTTTTAGATGAAGCTAAAAACCTTATTGAACAGATTAAAAAAGTTGCAGAATTTCCTGAAAATATTGCTGAGTGGAATCTCTTAGGTAATTTTCCAGGATCATTAGCTAACCAAATAATTGATTTTAGTGGAGACAAAGATGAAGTAGTATCAGCACTAGAAAAGCAGAATAATTTATTAAAAATTGCTCTTCGTTCGGTGAAAGGTGAAGAAATTCTTCCCGAGGATCTTGAGTTTATAGAACATAATATTAGACAAGAAAGGCCCGGTAAGTCAGATAAATATCTTGTCTATTTTCGGGATGCGGTAGGAGATGATTTTGGTAAATCATTTGCTTACGGTAAAAATTCTCCCTTAAGAAGGATTACTATTGATCTTTTAAAGAAAAATAAGGCTATTATTAGAGAACAAAAGAAAGCTAATAAATCAGGAGATAGGGGTAATTTAAGTAGTAAGATGGCACATGCCTCAGAACGAATGATGATGCTTACTTCTCTTTTTGTTGATGGTAAAACACTCGTGAAGGGACATCTCACTCCTCAGGCAAAAAAGATGGCATGGAATGTTTGGAGTAAGGGGATGAGTGACTTAAAAGAAATGTTTGTTATTTCTGATAACCTTGTTGAAGGAACCATAATTGCTACAGAAGAGGTTATAGAAAGTGAGGAATTCCTTGCTGAGTTAATGGAGTTTGTAGATAAAGAGGGTGGTGATAAAGATAATGATAAAGCTGGCCAAATTATGAAGCTAGTAACTCATAGAGTTTTAAAAGCCACTATAGATTTTTGGAGAGTAAATTCTAAGACTAATGGTGGGGGTCGAGAATTTATAATACAAGTTGGAGGGCAAACTGGGGGTGGGAAAAAGGGGGATATTTTAGAGGGTGGTTGGGATGTAGCTGCTATGCGCCGAGGCTTAGAAAATTATGGCTATAGCTCTACTAAAGTAGATAAAATTATTGAAGAAGGAACACATGAGAATCTAAGAGCTTTTATAGATGCTAGAATGAAAAAGAGTGACGAAGATATTGGAAAAGTATATAAAAAATATAAAAAAGAATTTATGGAGGCTAATGGTTTAGATGATACTTTTGACGAAGATAATCCACTCTACACCCACGATATTAGTGCTAAATTGTATCGAGATGTGGGTGGAGATAGAAAACTAGGAGAATCTAATAATATACATGATACTGTGGACAGGTTAATGGATGAGAAAAATGAAGTTACTGAAGAAATGATGAAAGAATTTGGGCTTGATTCTGAGGAGGCTGAAACTATTAAAGGTAAGTATAGCGAAATGTTAGCTGATTTGAAGAAAAGTTTAACAACAATTGATACTTTTATGAATACAGCCAATGAGCCGGTAGAAGGGATGGATGCCTATGCTCGTATTAACCATATGGAAGCTGTCCTTAAAGAAGGGGTTGAGGGGGAGGGTTTTGAGGGTGATATGGAAGATCTTACCACTATGATAAATAAAGCTCGGAAATGGCAGGAGAAGGGAAAAAATCCAGGAAAAGAACTAGATCTTATAAAAGTTTATCTTCAAAGAAAAATGATAACGCAAAAAGTATTAGAGGGAATGAACGACAAGGATACAGCTAAGGCAGGTAGATGTTTACTAGCATCCCTTACTCATAGTATGGGTGCCCCACTTAGGTCAACTACAATAATTGATGGATCATTACAAAAGGATTCAGATGGAAAATATCATAGGGCTCATGCAGCAGACGCTAAACAATATACTAGTGAATCTCTTAGAGCCTTTATTGATACTGAGCCTACTGATGAAGACAAAGGTTATACACATAAATCAGGCTCTACAACTATAGATATTCACGCAGATGGGAAAATCAACTTTGAAAGAAACGGTACTAAGTTACGGGGAAGAGTTACTGCTAGTCGAGAAAATATGAAAAATGTTGCTAATCTTGCTTATTTAGGTGGCAAAGAGGGTACATATACTGATGAAACAAAGCAAAGTAACCCTTCTGAAAATTATTTAAAAGATTTCCTAAATAATCAGCAGAATATTCTGGAAAATCTCTTTAATTATATAAACCAATAAGAATTTGATAGGGCTAGTAAATCTTTAAATAAGTATATAGAATATGTTTTTTCTTGTGTATTTATTTCTATATTATATAAATTATTAGGGAATATATTTTTATTAGTTAATGCTAGTATTTGTTGTCTATCTTGTTGTATTATTAGTAATGGTTCTTTCTTAGCTTTTTCAGCATCTCTAATAGTTTGATTAATAAAGCTCCATAGGTTAGATTTATTATTAAATAGACTATCCAGACTTTCTTTGTTATATCCTTTCTTAGCTTCTATACAGAATTTAAAATCTTTAGGGGTAATAAGATCCCCGTAAATTTTTAAATGTTCTGGTAAGCTATGCGTAGTAGCATAAGCCCCAGACCCAGGGGTTCTACTAAATTCTTTGGTATTAAAAGTTTCGTTAAGGATTTTAGCAATTTTTCGTTCAAACCCAGCCCCCTTCTGCCTACTGTTAGTACGGGATTTAGTTTTCTGAGGCTTTATCCCAGATAGGTTGTATTTATCTTTCATATCGTACTATAATAGCACAATGACTACTACTCAAGATAGTATCAAACTCGATTTTGATTCTTGGAATATAAAAATTACCGAAAATGATAGAAGAAATGTTTTGAAACTTTATGTAAAACTAAACAAAGAAGAGTCTATGGCTTTTAAAAACTTTATGAGTACAGTAAAGCCNGANAATGTTACAGAGAATCAGTTTATTAAAGCTATTTTCTCTTTAGGGGTTGAGAGCATGGAAGGCCAACTTATTCGTGCAGTAGAAGAACAAATGGCCACATCAGGTGTAGACTTAGGTGAGTCTGTGGAGATTGTTGAGGATTCTGAAGAGGAAACTGAAGATTCTAATGAAACAACTGAAGACACCGAAGTTAAAGTATAAATTTCTTAAAAAAGAAAATGATCTAAATAAGGTCATTAAGGATCAAAGAAGGAGTGGTAAAAAAACCTACCTTCTTTTCATTTCTTTGTGGGATAAATTATCCGCTTCTTTAGTAGACAAGGTTACTGAGACATATAATGAAGATGAGGGTAAGTTCCCCCTGTATATTATTGATAGTTATAATATGCCTCATTCATTTGTTATTTATAAGACTACCAAAGTACCCCAGTTGGTTATCCTAAATAGGAATAGTATTTACTCAGATGATTATCTTTCTAATATTTATGATAATCTTGGCTTGCGGTGATTAACTATATCTTGGTATTTGCTAATCTTCTCTGAGTATTTTTTATTTTTTGTGTAAATTAGCTTGAGGTTGTTTACTATGATGGTAGTGAAGTAATTGAATGCGCTACCATGCTCTGGGTTGAAGTTCTTTAGGGTTTTTAGGATTAGTACAAAGCAGTCTTGTTTAGCGTCTTCTTTATCTACTCTAAAATTAAAGGAGTTTACTATGTTTGTGATCAATAGGTCAAATGTTTCAAAAAGCTCTTCTTCGTATTTTTCTGGATCTTTTTTGTATGCTTTTATGAGAATTTCAAATTCTTTATTGTTTATATAATTATTTTTTGTCATATGTTATTATAGGGTAAAGAGTTATACTAAGATGAGTAAGTTAGATAGTTTATATTCTGGGTGTAAATCTGAGGTTAGCGAGTGTGATGGCTGCTCAATTCTAAGTAAGAATAAGCCTGCTCATTCTATTATGGATTTTGAGGGTCAGGGTACTTGCGATATCTTGTTCATCTCAGGGTCAGTAAGATACCA